ACTGAATAAGCATAGTTTGCATGATGGTTCATATCTTCATTCCAATCATACATAATCGTNGCNTTTGCACCTGTCTCTGGTAAAGCACCGTAGTTAGGATGAATACAAATCATCTGAGATTTGATTGCTTCAAGTAACGCAATACAAGATGTTTCTTTCCATATATTGGGATATAGGAATATATGAGATTTCTTTAACGCTTCAAGAACTTCTTCGTTTGGTTTAACTCCATGATAAGTCATGTTTGGATGTTCTTCAATTTGTGCAAAGAGTGGCTTATAGGCTTCATTACGATTTTCCCAACCGTAAATTTCAAACCCTGAATAAACATCAAGATGAATATTATCAAACTCTTTTGCTAACGAAGCAAAGATAGGTACAAGTAATTCTAATCCACGATGTGGAGTCGTATGATATACGAAACGTATTGTTTCCATATCCTTTTCTTGTGGATCGTATTTAACTTCAACTGCATTGTGAATCACTGAGCAAATACTATAAGGAATACCGTATCTCATGATGTATTGATCTCTTTGCCATGCTGTCACAAATACAATATGATGAAACTTTTGCCATCCGCCATCTTTTAACATTTCATTTTCTGGGTCTTCAGAAAGATCATGGCACCAAAGGATATTTGGTACATCGTTATAGAGTTCTCTTACTCTTCCTACGTGTACTGCGACTTTACTCAATACTCCCATACCAACACCGTCTATTAAACGCTGCCTCATCATTTCAGTTCCACCGTTTGAATTCTTCGATAGATCTGTTTCTATTACTTCACCTTTATATATGCAACTCATTCTAATACTCCATAAATTTTGTCTGCTTCACGTTCATTCTCAAATACTTCATCAAGAGAAAGATTGATTCCTTTACTCTCCCACCATAGGTCGATGAACTCATACGAATAAACAGCTGCTTTAGCTTGTTCGTTATAAAAATATATATTCTTAGATCTAAAGTCTGTTATGTTGTGATTAAACAACGGAAAGGAAATAACTAACCCAAATCCATGTAATATATTGTTCTCTGTTGTTACTGGAGATCCTAAAGGCATGCGATAATGAATCTTATCTTCAAAATCTCCAAAGTAATATTCTACTAATTTTTCTGCGTACCATCTTTTAATAGCATACGCTTGTAAACCATGATCCCACATTTCTCTTTTCTTAGGGACGAATGGTATATACTCATTCTTATAATCATATGGGTACTCAAAGACATTACACATCTGTAACGCTCCCCATTCCCATTGATTGCACTTATCAATATATTCCTTTAATGTAAAGTTCCAATATTGAAGTGGTTCGTAATCAAGATCGTCTTCAAAGAATAAACCATATTCTTCATCAGTATTCTCTAACCACCATTTAATGGTTAATAGATGAGATGATGTAACACCTTTTGTTGTGGCATTTACAACTTCGGAATCACCTACGAAAGGAATACTTTTGCCTTCTTCATAACGATCGTATAAATGGACTTTGATATCATCAAGACCATGACGTGAAAATTCTGACTCTGTCCAAGCTCTGCGATCCTTACATTCAGCAAGGTTTATTATGTTAGGCTTCGGAAGATTCTGTAACTTGTCGGTTAGAGCTATCATTAAAAATCTCATTATGAATAGAATCCAATGCACCATGTAAGTTATGCAGTGAACCGTTATTATGTACGCGATATGTTACTATATCCATTTCTTCTTTAAGAACATACGCTTTATCTACAGGTGTGGTTTGTCCTATTGCCCATTCTTTAATTAAAATTCCGTTAAAGTATTTACGTGAATCAGTTGAATAGTCACAACCTTCTCTTGTTAATTGAACGATGACAATATTCTCTACACCAACCTTTTCAATAATAGGTTCAAGTTCCTCAACAAATCCACCATCTGCCAACGCATAGTTATTACCGTCTTCTATTTCTTCGGCAACTGACTTACCAAAATAATCTAATCCTTTCTTTGGTTTAATAATATCTTCAGAAACATGAATCATTGCTTCGCGTCTTGACATACCTTGTAAGGCAAACTCAGCGCTTTCCTTTTTTGATCTATCTTTGTATCCTTCCATGAACCATCTTTCGTCAACATCAAAGTGTTTAATTGTTTCTTTAAATAATTGATACTTAAAAGACAGATTACCAAATCCGTACTTTTCTTTATATAAACTGGCTGCTTCATCTTTGCCTGAAGCTGGAGGTCCGTTAAATATTACTATCATCTTTCTTCTCTGTAAGTTGAGTGAAACCGTATTTACAAATATAGTAGGCATCTACGATATCAGTAATAGGATTCCACGATTTTGTTATTATACCACATTTTTCGCGAATGTCAATAGAAGTTTCTTTTTCAAACGCTTCAATCATTAATTCTTTATTTGCGTTGCCTTTTCCACAACCAAACTTTTTAATCATTGTTGGTGGATAAACATCATAAGGTATATCTCTTTCCCATAGCTTGTGTTTAAGTAAACCACAGTTCTCTGCTATTTGAAATACTCTACCTACTGCTCCAAACGCATATCCTTCAATTCCAACAAAGTCACATTCAAAACATTTGCTTTGTGACCACGATCCAATGATATCATATCGTTCTTGATCGTTAAACCAATTATCAGGATACATCGTTGCTTGATATTGTCCTTTCTCACCAATTAATAACTTCTTTTGTTTTACATAATAGTAAAAGGTACAATTATCATAACTCCACTCTTCGCCTTCATGTACACAAATAGCCGGACTACTTAAACTGTAATCCACACCTGCGACTTTCATAACTAACTCCATAACTAATATATTATGGTATTATTTATTCAGTCTTGACGGTAGAAGATATGAGATCCGATAGTTCCTACTTGCTGTAAGGTTGGAGCCCAATATGGATTCACAAACGTTGTATGGTAATGAGTAGCACCTTCAGTGATACCACGAAACTTACCAACGTGTAACATTCTATACGAAACATATACTGCTTCTTCCCACGCATCTGTTTCAGTTACTTTATCAGTTCTTCCGTCACAATACCAACTGAACTGACAACGATTTCGTTTAGGTACAAGAACCTTAGGATCTTTCCAGGAAGGTTTGTGCTCAGCTTGATATACAACTGAACAGACAGTACTTGGGTATCTATCGTCACGTACACGATTTAGAACAACATCGGCAACTGCATATTTACCTGCTAGGTTCTCTGACCTTGCTTCATGATAGATATTCATTGCTAAACAATGCAAGTCTTCTGATTGGTATTCTATTGATAAATCTACTTGATCATCAAACGTACCTGCCGAAGAAGGTAGAGCTAATGATACTGCTAACAGAGTAATGAATTGTTTCATTGTCTTGTATACAGGTCGTATAAAGCTTCGCCTTTGAGTTCTTTACCAAAGTTACGAATATGTTTACCACCGCGAGATCTTTTAATTAAACCGCAGTTGTATTCTACATCAGTGACACTCTTGCCACCTTCTGTATCTTCCGGGTGATCATCATACCACATGGAATCAAAAGAATGAACATGAACACCTGCCACTTTCATTGACCACTGTTCAGCCTCTAACATTATTCGTTGCTTCTCAACGGTATCATCATATTGTGTCATAGTTTCTCTCCTGGCTCAAAGCCTCTAAAACTTTTAAATCGTGGGAATCTCAAACTNTATACGTCGTCTGAATCTTGACTGATAGTAACTGCGTCAGCTCTTATCTCAACTAGTTGACCAAGTACAGTGTTAGTGCTATCCCAAATATCATTCCTGAGATCATCGCTAAGACCTGTCCCAACATTAACTTTGATATGTTTACCTTCGTCGAGGCCTTCGCATACAAGTGCTCCTGTGCTTCCTTCATTTTTGCCAGTTCCTTCTTCAATGTCTATTACAGTTAATGTCACCTCAATATAAGGTTTCATTTTTAACCAACCATAAGATCGTTTACATTCATAGTAACCATTTACAGGTTTAACCATGATACCTTCGTACCCTTGTTCTATTGCTGTATTATTAATTTCTTTGAACTTATCAGCATCTTCTTCAATATTAAGAACCGTATGTTTAGTTAAAACAATACAATCACTGAAGTACTCAGATCTTTCAAAGCCTGTTAATAATTCTTTTCTTTTAATTAAAGGTAATGTACTACTACCTGTCTTAAATTCATCAAGCGGTAAGAAATCAAACAATGCAAAATAAGCATCAGTTGTTTCTGCACCTTCTTTACGATGTACTTGTTTCATTAGTGTTTGGAAATCAGCAGACATAACTTCACCATCGAAGACAAGATCATCAAACATTTTATTGCTGAATGCTTCTTCGATATGTGGGAAGTTTTTGAGTTGTTTGCCGTTTCGAGAATAGATCGTTGCGTTAGAATTTTCTACAATAATAATGGCTCTTACTCCATCATACTTATATTCAACAACACAATCTCCTGTAATCTTTTTAGGATTGTTATCACCACTATGAGCAAGCATACAAGTGAATACAGGAATGGTTCCTTTCTTAACGTTATTAACTGTCTTGAGAGATACTCCGCAACGTAGGTCTTTAATTAAGATTCTACGGTACCAATCATTCCATTGTTCTGATGTTGCTGCTTCTCTTGCGACGACGATTGCGTCTCGAGCAGCATGACCTGTTAATTCACGATTACGAAGCTGGTCTGCGAGGATATAGAAATCCTCAGCAGAAAGACCAGGACCGTCGTTTTGACTTGTAGGAACATCAGCCACACCAAAGGTAATCATATTATCAAGACAATATAATAAACCTTTGACTAGACCTTCATCATTAATATATTGAGACAACATATCTTCTTTATAGAGTCGACTGTTATCTCTCTCAAGTAATTGAATTAATTTCCAAGGATCTGTTTTCATGAACAAAGTGCCTCGCAGATTGCTTCACCATCAGCTTCAATATTATGTTCTTCCATGATATCAGCAAGATGCTGAGTAACTTCGTTGCCTTCTGAGAACAGCATTAATTCTGCTGCCAATGCACCAGCCTGTTCGCGGGTCAATTGAATATGACCTTGTGATTGCCAAGGTGGTGTTAACTGAATACATGTTCCACGGCTTGTACCACCGAAGAAACGTGTTTGTTGAATATCTGTTGTTGGAACAGTTCTCAAATCAGTACTCATAATATAAACCTTTTCAATTAATTAATACAACCATTATAATCTATATCATAATGAATGTCAATNGTTAATTTCACTTTTTTCAGTTATTTTTGAGATCTTCACCATTTCGACCACGATCTTCGTTCCCATCAGCGTTCAATTCAGTCATATCCTGCTGTTTATACTTAAAGTCCTTATCTCTCAAATGAGGATATCGTACTTCAGCAGGATGAACTGCTTTAGTGTTGAATTCTTCTTCGTGACGTTCTTTACTAGTCATTCGAGTATCTCCTTCTAGACCTAAATCAGCGTCATCCTTTTTTCCGAAGATTCTATCCCAACCATCATCATACGCTTTAGTAGATGCTTTGCTTGTTAAGGAGTCTCCTGTTATGTCGTTCTTTGTTGCCATTAAAGTTCCAAGTTAAGTTGTAAGGGTCCATCCTTTCTAAAGAACATACGACCAAATTCGTCAAGTTCTAAAGTAAATTTATCACCGGGTTCAAACGTAGTACTACTAATTCGTACCATGTGGGTTTCGTCAGGGTCAGGTTTATCGTTAAATAGTAATCCCTGTTCGTTAATTTCAAATCTAAAGTCACAATACATCATCTCGCCATCCTCGATATTTCAGTTGCTTGTTCTTGATTAATAATAGGTACAGCATTGCTTTTGTGCATCGTAGCTATTCCTTTTACTAATGTCCCTGTATATTTAGGTGATTCTTTCTTAGTACCTTGACCTCCACCTGAAGACCCTGTAAAAGAAGGGTATGTTGGACCCTCTCTATGAAATGATTCTTTTGGTTTATAAGGTTGGAACTCAGATTTAGGTTTCACCTTTCCTAGACAATAATTTATATATTCATCTAGACTATTATAACGAAGGTCATGCATACCGTGTTGCTTGGCCCATTTATTATGCTTACGCCAATCAAGCTCGTATTGAGCTAATTTGGTTTTAGTTAACTTTACTTTACGTTTCCGAGTGGAAATCGTTGTTAGACCTCTTGCTAATGCCATGCTATAATCCCGTCATAAAAAGAAGCTCAGTGGTTGGTCCTTTGGCGTCAGATTCCTACACAGTATGTCGGTAGTTCAAAAGTTGCTCCCGGACTCGGTAACCGTCGTGGGTCCTAAATGGTAGAGCTATTAACTCCGTGATTCCATCTCGCCGTCATGGTATTCCCACTGAACAAATATATTATAACAAAGTAATTCTTAAATGTCAATAGTTTTTTATGAATTATTTGTAGTGTCTTTGTCCTCTTGCGTTGAAAGCGTTGGTTTCTTGCTGTAATCTTTTCTGATGTCTTTTAACAGCTTCAGCCTTTTTTCTCTTTCTTTTCGCAGTAGGTTTTTCGTAAAATTCCCTAGCTCTTAATTCTTTTAAGATTCCTGCCTTTTCAACATTCTTCTTAAATTTTCTCAATCCTATATCAAATGGCATTGGTGTACTCGGCCTTCTATCTTTAGGATGTCTTGGTCTTGGTGTCAAATCAACAGATAAGCCACCGTTTTTATTATTATTATATCTCATATTGTATATTATATACAGTTTTGCTAAAGATGTCAATAGTTTTATGAATTATTTTTAGCAGCCAATCTAGCAGCAGCTTTCTCAGCCTTTGCTATTTCTTTATCATATGCCTTTCTATCAACATAACCTGACTCTAATAACTTTTGACGATTTACCAAATGCTGAGCATCGGTATCATCTTTAGATCCACCATAGTAAGGTACACAATGACCTTCTTCTGACATTACCGAAGTAACTGGTCTCCAAGCATCTGTTGTTGAACAATATACATCAAAATCTCCAAGGATACGACCGAACTTGCCTTTCATATCTTCGCCATCTCGAGCAACCTGAGTTCTCAATACAGGTGACTTACCTAATAGTTCTTTTAATC